AACTTAAAAGTTTTGGTGCTTTCGGTTAGATAATGTTGTAGTGATTTAGTCATAGTTGTGTGATCCTGTCATTATGTATTTATTAAACTTTGGGTTTTTTCATATCTGCCAATATTGTCTTTAGCAGGCTATTTCTATCAACCACAGTGGCTTTTCCTTCAATTTCGTCGGGTTCTTCAGTTGAAGCTTTCTTGTTTAGGCTTTGATCTAATTTAGCCTTTTGTATCTGTAAAGCAATTATACGCAATTTTTTATCAATCTTGGCTTGTTTAGCTGATATGGCATGACCCAGTAATACCCCAGCAGTTTGAAATATTGTGCCACTGACTCTGGGTTCCACATTCATACCCAGATCTATTAAATCATTAAATTTAGCTTTGGCCAAATCAGCTAACTCATCCAATTCAGCATCAGTGGCATCCAGATCTGTTATAGCTGGCAATGCTTCGTCAATCTTATCCATAGTTAAATCTACTGCTTGCATAGTGGATATAGCCAATCCCACTGAACTGGTAGTAAGATTTACAACTTCTTCAGTCTCTGTAGTTGCATTTACAGAAACTTCATCCACATTAAATAATTCTGCTAATTTTTTAGTCATACTCTATTTATTTTCGTTTGGCAGGGGGTCTAGCTTTCTTTGATGGCATCGTGCCTTGATGGAACAATTGCTTTTCAGTTATGATGCGAAAGGTCAATCCATGTTGTTTACAAAATTTACTAGCGGCTTGCCATTTGGCATGATTAACCACCACCATGGCGCGATCTCGGGCACTCTTTCCGGCTGCTTCCATAGTGGTTTCTTTGCTGGGTTTGATCTCCACCAACTCAGCATGTTTTTGACCTTTCTTATCTACATATACCACTAATGCATCTGGTATATAGATAGTCTTGCGACCGGTTATTGGATTTAAGTAAGGAATGAAAATAGATTCTGATGCCCAATTAATTACTGCTGGGTTGTTGTCACAAAATTGAAAGAACGCCCATTCCCATGAACTGCGATATGTGGGTACTTTATCGCCGGAATATTTGCCTGGGTTTTTTAGCACATACTTACCCTGTATATATTTTCCCATATTATGGCAACAGCGTTCGGTCCACTAATATATTGGGACGTTTTGGTGCCTTATATCCTAGAAAACTAGTATTTTTTCTGTTGTAGTTGAGTACTGCCACCATGTATTGATTGATCTCAGCGGCTGACATTTTTTTAAATTTATCCATAATGACATTTGGATCTAAATTTTGACTTCTAATAGTTTCCAATAAGGCAGCAACCATGCCGGCCGCTGACTCTTTGTTATTAGTTTGTCTTTCAAAAAATGCAATAGCAGAATCATAAAAGTTACCACTGACTGTGGTTTGTTTTACAAAATAATCATCAAAATAATTTTCTGTTTCCGTTTTACTTTTGGCTGGTATATTTGAATAAGTTGGCATGGGTTAATCTCCAGTGGGTGGTGGAGTAAAATTGCCAGAGACTGGTGCAGTTTTAAAACTGAAACTTGGCAATGCTTTGGTTATGGTATTACCCACATTAAATGTAGTTGGTGTTGGGAAGTTAAACGGACCACTGGCAGTATTACGCAATGATCCACCCACAGCACTTTGTATCTCACCCTTGGCAACTGCTTTAAAATCAAACCCTTGTAAATTTTTACCCAAGCGTAATGCACCCAGTGCCGCCGCACCAAAGTTACCACTGGATATATTGTCTGCAAGATCACCCGCCGCATTAATTAAACCACCAGGCCCAGTAATACTCTTGGTGCCGCCACCCAATGGACTCAATGGGCTGGGCTGTGTATCATAATGTTCTCTGCCAAATCCATCAATTTTCCCACCATTGGTGGAACCATTGCTGTATATCACTGACTCGTAACTTATAGACATGGAATGGTCCAGTGTGGCGGTACCTTGACTGGCATCATGTTTACCATGAGCAAAGCTATCAATTTTGGGATTAACTAATTCATATTTAGAAAACTTTTTATTAGTCATACTATAAATGTCTATGCTAGTAAAAAAGTTCTCTGCTGAGCCAGCTTGCTGAGGTGTAAATCCCCACTGGTCTGTTCTACGTGTATCGTACGTATTTTTTAATGGAAATTTAGTGATATCGTTATCGCCATCTCTCCAATAATATCTTAAGTAGTCCTTCCACATATCTCTAACTACGTTGGCACTATCATCATGTAATACAATTTGGACCGGCTCGTATTCTATCTTGCCCAATATGATTTGTTTTTTATTATATGCATTAAGTGTTTTGCTATTGGTTTTAAACTTGGGTAAATCCACACTCTTGACCAGCATACCAGCTTCAATGTTCTTTAATGGCATACCTCTCAACATTACGTTGGGATTTATTTTAAAGAACACATGATATAGCCAACCGTACTTGGGTGCTAATTCATAGTTATTTGCTACAAATAATTTTGATGCGTGTCTGAAATCTCTAACAGTTTCACTAGATCCCAAACTTCTAAGAAGTCCTGATCCTGACACACCAAGTAATTGGTCTACTAAAGACATAATTTATTCCCGTTATCAATTATTTATGTCAAAGAAAAAGCCCAGTTCTGAACTGGGCTTTTTGTGGTTATTACTATTAACCTGTTGCCACAGTACCCAATGCACGAGTAACTAATGCACCAACACCGCTGCCATTTGGAGTTTGTACTGCATTATCAAACTTAATAACACAAGCAATTGTGACCATCTCAGTACCGCTGGCATAATTTACACCGCCGTAGTCTACTTGTGTTAAAATACAACCATACATTTCCCAGGTTTCCAGGATGTTTGGTGTACTTGCACCGTTACCACCATCCAGCATTTCTAAACGTGATACAAATTTGTAATCAATACCTGAAGCAGCCGAAGCTTGCTCCATGAAATCGTATTGTTTCTGTAGTTGTTCACCAACCAACTTACTGACATTGCCACCAACGTCATCACGGAAGGTAACTGAAAAATCACCCCAATCTGGTTTACCCAACAGTTTAATTTTGCTGTTATATGTATCAATAACAATATCACCGAATGTCACTGTGGGACGTTTGGCTTCTGTGACTTGTTTGGTAAGTTCTGTTCTGGGAGTACTTACGCCAAAATTCTCCAAGCTGACACGAAAGCGATATTGCAATTTTGGCATCAACATGCCTTGACTGCTGGCGCTCTGGTTGCTGGCTAATGGTACTGTAAATTTGTTTAAACTGGCAATTGACATAATATTACTCCTTGGTGTCTATATAATAATATTTATGGGATATCATTATTTTTTGGGTTCTATTTAGTGATTTATTATCTACGCAGTTAATTGGTTTGGCCATTCCCATTTTGAGCTGCCGCAATCCCATACACGAGTGAACCCCTGTGCAGTTCGATTTTGATACTCTGTATATCGCTGAGTAGAAATTATCATCAAAAAATAGGGTTATTTCTAACCCTATTTTTCTTACATCTTTATGCTATTAACCGCCTTTGATCTCGCCAGTGTTTTTAATACGTAGTGGGATGTAAATAAATTCCACCGCTTTCATTGGCTCAATTGCTACGTCAATATATAGTTCATTACGATCAATACGATCTGTTGTATTGTTTGATTCATCGCAAATTACCAAATAGTCATACAAACCACGTTTTGCCACCAGGTCGTTCATTAAACTTTCAACAACTTGTTTGGCTTCATCACGTGTGATCTTGTCGTTTGGTTCAAACAAGAATGGTTTAACAATTTGTCCCAATCTTTCACGGATATAAACAATTAAACGTGCCACGTTAACGCGATCCAATGCACTGCTGTATGGGTTCATAGTCTTCTGACCCCACATTACTAATCCAGTTCCTGGGAATAGACATGCTGGGTTAATCTTGTTCTCATACAAAGTATCGCGCATGGACTCAATCAAACTAACTGTTTGTAGTTCACCACTGTCTGCATCAATATAACCAACTCTAGTTGCGTTGTCAATTAAACCACGACGTAAACCAGCTGGTGCAAACCATGGATAAGCAACATCATCATTGCGGATAATTAAACGCAATGCCATGTGACTGGGTGGCACAACAATCTGTGTGTTACCGGTGGTAAACGGATTGTTTGTAACACCCCATGGATAGTAGACACCCATGTATGGATCAGCTGTTGTGATACTGTCTTCAGCATTTCCATCTGCCCAATTTAATATCGCTGTACTGTTAGCAGCCAATCTTGCTGGTGTATCTGCAATAACGAATGTGGTATTCTTACGATCGTTACCCAAAGCAACCATATTGGCTACAACTTCAGGATAACCAGGACAGCAAGTTAAGTTGAAGTTTCTTTCTTCTGTTCTGATATCATGTGTATTGTCTATTGCTGCCGCCAATGCACCTGCTACACAAGCACGAACTGCTTTACGACCTGCGAATGGACTGCCGTTGGCTTTATTGCCCACAGCATTAACCCAAGCATCAACAACAGTTGGTAATACATCATCTGGGAAATCAGTTTCGTTGAAGTAGTCAGGCATATATTTCTTAACATTGTAACCACTGCGACGTGAGTTCCACAACAACATACCACGTGGATATAATGCAGGATCAATTGCATCAATGTCCAAGTAATTGCTAGTCAACAAACCAGCAATGCTGGGCTTAGTACCAGTTACAATATCAGTTGTACC